GAAAGCGTATCATAATATGGCCCAAAATAATTACCACTCATTCGGCTCTTCATACGACGCTTCTGAACACCGAATGTTTCGATCTCAAAGAATTTCTTTGTATTTCTTGCTTCTAATAAATCTCTACCTAATTTAAACCATTCATTCCTAGAACCATTTAAATTAGCAAGATTATAGAGATCTCTACCTAGTGATACTGCAAATTGATCTCTATCTGGGGAATCTGCAAGTGATAGTCTATGTGCAAATCTTAAATAAAATTGTTGTAATTCCCTATCTGATACTCTAGCTTTAATCTTTAAAGGTATTTTATAATCAAATACATTACGGAGTTCTTTAGCAATAGTGGGTGCAACTTTATCTTCCCATTTATTTCTTTTTAAAATATTATCTATAAAACCATCATGAAGCTCTTGTAACTCTGTTGGACCTAAAACAGGATCAATATAGGATGGCAAAGCAAGTTTCTTTAATACATCAGCATCTTTACGTATTTGAGTTTCTATTGCATCAGATATATTCGTGACATCAAATTTCAATTGAGCCTGAGTAACTGCTTTAAAATTTGCCCAAGGCTCAGGATTATCTCGATATCTACCAAAAACTATTCTAAGGTTATCTGCAATAACTGCTCTCTCATTCATACTCATCTTATCTTCAAGACGAGTTAAAATCTTAGTTATAAATTCTTTATCCTTATCTTTTAACTTATCACTTTCACTTAATAACCTAAGTGCATTATTATATACTTCAGGTTTAGGCTGGTAAAAGCGTGTATCCTCATATCTTCGTGTAAATGGGTTGAAGATCAGTTGATCTTCCCTTGGCGGAAATCTAAGCACTCTATTCTTTGTGGCTCTCTTGTTACCAAGAAGAACACCACGATAGTTAGTTAGTGACAGAGTACCATCTAATTCGCCAGATTGAAGGAGGTAATAATCTGATAATGTCTGAGATAATTTATCATCATTTATAAAATCATCTGGACTACTAGCACCTAGCTGCATAGAGTCTAACTTCTGTCTTGCAGCAGCAAATCTTCTAGTATCTCCAGGAATTACGTAACCATTGTCTGTCATTGCACGTAACTCTCGAATACCTAAAGAGTTACCTTGAGCATTAGTAAATTGTTTAAGTTCTAATTCACCTTCATCAAACAATTTAACTTTTTCGTAATCACCAAGATGCTTAAGTTTAACATCTTGATCCTGACTACTCAACCAATTACTATAAGACTCTTTAAGAGGAGTCTGACCATCATAGAACGCTATCTGATCTTTTGTGAGATCCTTAATATTCTTTCTACGTACTTGAGCAACACCTTCTAACTTTGAAATATCGGCCCAAGATTTAAATATAGGAATAGTTGTAGACCTACAGTTAAAATGAGCAGGAGGTAAATGCTCTGTATCTCCGATAGGATAAATAGTTCCATCTCTAAATGCACATAATGGTGTTGTTCTATCATCTAAAACAGCTACATATTGCCAACCAATTAAAGCCTTTTTGTTAGCATCATAAACAGCGTGATCTGCCTGAGATGTTACAGATGTAACTGCTGTTATTACTAATGCTTTAGACTGCGCCCTAGAAATATTGTGAACATTACCTTTGCGTACCATTAATGCTATTTCGTCTAAAGTCTTATTTTCGGAGATGCCACGTCGAATAAGAGCTTCAAGACGTTTCTTTTCACCAAGACTTACACCATTCCAACCTGCAGCTAATGTCTTGTCAGAATACAATGGTCTTTTTAAAACAACTTCTTCAGCAAGATTAGTTGCAGGTCTTTCTGGGTTCCATATCTTACCCATAGACGTTTCTACTGTCTGATAAGCATATGAAACTTGATCTGTAAAAAGATCTAAAAGAGATCTTCTAGTAGTAGTATAAGCTTCTTGATAAGTTTTCTTAAGTTCTAAGTCAATAGCCTCAAGAAGAGCCTTTCTACCTCTCACGGAAAGGTCGCCCTTCGTGAGGACATCTAGTACACGTATTTCATGCCCGTCAATGACCACCCTTATTTTATCATTGACGCGTCTTTCATAGAGCCTTATCATAGCGGCTCTATCTACCACTCTGTCATAGATTTGTGTGTTAGCATTAACGGATTTGGCCATTTAACTAAATAAACCCTTTTACATTCGATTTCTTTGGAGGAATAGGGCTTTGCTTTTTCTTCTTAGCAGCTTCTATACGTTTCTTTAAACGTTCTTGATGCTGTTCAAAAGTTTCAGCTTTTACCTTCTTTTCGGTAGCCATATTTAAACTGTTGATGCAAATTTCTTAATTCTGTTCTTAGCTTTCTTTTTAATAGATTCAACAGTAGACTTAACAGCAGTAACACCTTTATTAATTTTAATACTTGAAGCCTCTACTGCTCTATCAACTTTAGTTCCTACTTCACGGCCAGTCATATGACCCCTGGCTTCACCCATAGGACTTACTTTAGCAGCTACTGCGCCAACTTTACGACCCGCACTTGCGCCTTGAATCGTTCGTTTAGCGACTGTTGTACCTTTGTCTAAAAGACTTCTAGACTTAAAAACACCTTTAACTTTATTTTCAGTATTACCGACAGCAAGGCCGGCTCTAGCACCAATTGCTGCACCTTTAGCCTGAAATTTTACAGACTCAACAGCACCACCAATTGTAGAGCCTACTTTTGCAGCAGTCCCTGCAATTTTCTTATGAGGCCCAGAAGCATTTTTATTGCCTCTTAATGCAGCCGAAAGCTTAGAATTTGTAGCCATTACTCTTGTCCTGTTTGTTGAGATTGATCATTAGGTACTAGTCCTAATTTCGTTGCACCAAGTTGTTCTGCATAAGTTAGGTTAAGGTTATCTGTTACCTTTTCCATTCCCTCTTCATCTATTTCTTTCTTACCCGCTTTATCATCATAATCCGATGGTAACATTTCATTTTGCTTAAGGAGGATAAGCCAAACAGACCGTGGTATAAGACCTTGTTGATACCACTCAGTTGCAAGTCTAAGCCAATCAGCACCTAATGGAGTTGTTGTAAAATCAGCAGAAAGACTAAATTCTACAGCAGTAGCTTTAAGATCAGTTTCAAATCTCCAATTAATCATAAATGCAATAACTTGACAAAAGATATTACTAATACGATTATTTAAAGAACCTAATTGTGCTGTCTGTGCTGCATTCCTTATTTGCAAAGCTATACCTGATTGATCCACTTCAGGCGTAAGCATTCTAATGCCTAACTTAGCCATTTCTTCAATAGCTGCAGCTATGGCCCTATCCATATCAGCTAAAGCAGCTGTTGGTGTATCAAGAACAGTAGCAGTAGAACCTTCAGGAAGTCTTATCCAAGAGCCCAAACCAGCGCCGACAATCTCTTCAAATTCCTCTCTACTTATAGGACCTGTAATTACAGGTGTATAAGTCGCAGCACCATATAGTAAATGATTACGTCTGCTAAGTTTATTATAAAGACTAATTTCTTTATCAATAATAGGCATTAACATAGGCTCTAATATTTCAACAGACCCATTTAATGGCCAAGCAGGTATAAATGTTAAATTTTGACCATTAACAAGAATATTAGTAATAGTTTCTTTTAATACAAATGCTGTAATATTATTATCAGGCTTCTTATCGAGATTATCCTGCTTCATACTTTCACGTTCATATATACGAACCTGATAATTACCATTAACTAGTTCATGTACCTTTACTTGATCTACGTAAACAGGATGAAATTCATTCTCAACAAAATTCTCAATAAGCTCTCTGGTAATAATTCTATCAAGCATTACCTTACCAGTAGCTTCTTGTTTAGTACGCCAGTTAATAACTTTCTCAGCTTGCCACATTACTGGATAAGGCTTAAGATCTTTCTTATCAGATGCAGCTTGATTCTCTGCATTTTCTACTTTAGGATAGTCTACATATATCCATGATCTACTTGTTTGAAGTTCCTCATCAAGTATACTCTCTAGAAAAGAGGAAAGAGGTGATTCATCTTGACCGAACTCATTCATTATCCAATCATATGCTAATTTTGCAACTTCATCGGGTAATGTAAGTATAGGTTGCTTTCTAAGTAAACCACCTACAAGCATCTTCTTAAATTGAGCAGTAATTCCTGGTAATTCGGCTTCTGCTTTATATAATGAAAACTGTTCAGGAGTCATTGAAGGGGAAAAAGGAATTAATAAATTTCTAGTAAATGTAGGATCTACTAATCTATCATATTCCTTAACAAAACGCTCCCCACTACATACAGCCCTTGACTTTTGCCAAAGTGCTACATACTTATCAAAGGCGGTATTAGGACTAGCTACGGTCTTTGTTTGGGTAGCGCTATTCGCCATAGTCAACCCTTAAGTTTTTGATTAAATTCTTTAATGGTACCTTCAAAAGTTTCACCAGTCTTGTTGCTAGTAGCTTTAACTAAATCTCCGCCAAGAGATTCTAAATGCCAATCGGATGGCATCCTTGATACAAATCCTGTTTGAACAGGTAGAGCTGCTTGAACAGGCGGGGCAGCTTGTGTTACCACGGGTTGCACTACGGCCACAGGCGCGACAGTGTCTTTTAAATCAAGTTTTCCAGTTGCCATATCTTTCCAATATGTGTACGATGACAAACATTGTCATCTAGGATACAATTATGATACGCCTAGAACTTTCTGTCGGGAGTATCGTAGTGGCCCCTCTTGCAGCTCTAAACTGTTGGGGATTGAATGGTCCAACACCAGGATGAAATGCACTTGAATATTTACGTTTAGAAGGTGTTTCTGGTGCCGGCGGAGGAGGTTCCTCTTCTGCATCGAATTCACCTGCTTCCCAATAAGTCGCTTGGGATACAGCACCTTCAGTATAGCAAAATAATCCTGGATTACCGCTTGCAGGAGGACTCAACGAAGAAATATCAATAGGACTACCACAGATGTGAGTACCATTTCTAGTAAATGTTACTGTTTGACCTTCAACTGCTAGATATAATACATCACCTACAGCACTTGCTGAACCCGTACTTCCGGCTTGCTGATAACTACCACCTACTCTTACATAGACTCTTGTATCAGTATCACCAGCTTGGGTAAGAATGCCATTACCATTTGAATTTACACGAACAGATGGTCCTATACCCGCGTCAGCTGCGTCAGGTATTTGGCCTACAACAACTCTACACCATTGATCATCAGGCCATGTAATTGAACCGCCTATATATTTTTGGCCGTATAATCCATATGCAGCAATATGAGCAATATTAGTCGCAATTGGAATCGCTGAATCACCTGAGGGTATATCCCAATTTGAGCCTAAATTAGCTGCATTAGCTCTTTTGAAGTTATCACTTGCAAGTACAGTTCTGGATTGGTCTTTAACAGCTAAAATATGAAAAGTAGCTGTTGTTGAACTTACTATAGTACAACCATATCTATAAGAACCTGTTTGAATAACATTATTATGTGCAAATGACATAGCCCAGTGACTAGCACCATCTAAGTCACTTGAACCCGCAGGAATTACCCAACCCGTACTTGGTGTTGCACTATCTGTAGTAATAGTCGATGGATTTTCACCACCTCCGCTTATCATAGCAATAAGCATTGATTTTGCTTGAGTTGTTGTTATTAGTGGAGTTTGCAAAGGTGCGCTAGTATCTATTATTTCATCAAAAGTATCAAGACAACTTGCAAGTAAAGTGTCTCTTATAAAAAGAGCGCCAATATTTTGCTCATTTGCCGCAGCAGTAAAGTTAGCTGTTACAACATGATTATGGCCACCTTTTGCATTTTCACAAATATATATTCGAGTTGCTTCATAGCCGCCGTCATCAGTCGGATCTCCTACCATTGTAAAAGTATTGCTGTATGTATCTGTTATAGGTGTTGCAGCTAAGTTTTTAGTTCTTCTATATGAAATTCCTACAACAATTGTTAAATTCGAACCAGGAGTATCTACAGAGTTCGTTGACACTGTTGTAGAACTATTTGCAAAGCCTTTTACCGCTTGCACTACACTAGATGTCATAGCTCACCTGCTGCCCAGTTCTTCCAACCAAAATTTTCTATAACAGGAGCAGTACCGTCATTTACAGGCCAAAAACCCATACCAGGCTGGCCATCAGACCAAGTAGCATTAGAAACAGATTGATCAGTAAGTGGAGTACCATTTCTATAAGCTGTCATTGTTGTACTGCTAATTTCAACACGAATTATATCACCATCAGCAAATGCAGGCGATGGATAATGAACTGTCGAAATTGGGTCATAGGAACCTCTAGTACCATTCCAACGAACCCATATACAACCGTTATCATGACCAATAATAAATTCATAACCACGAACAGTACTTACTCCATCACCAATTTCCCATCTCAATAATAATTCAATCTCATGCTTAGTAACACCTTGATTTGGATTGTAACCTGAAGCTCTGTATATTTCGCCTTCACACCATTGATTTGCAGCAAAATTATGATAGGATTCTAATAAATGTGCAGTAGGGTCATCATAACGACTACCCAAAGTATTTGCTTCAGCTGCTGCACATGCTATCCCATTTATGGTCTTGACATTATTCCATAATCCATTTGCTACAACGCCATTTCGCCATTTACTACTATCAGATATTGGATTTTCTGCAACATTAAAATCTGAAGAATATATAGCACCTGCAGGTGGTTCCCAAGGAACAATTGGACTCTGTGTTCCTGGTCCTCTACCTCCTCTACCTTTCCATCGATCTCCTCTCATAGGCTCCTCGCTGTATATTTACTAACAGCAAACTCAGGAGCACCTGCGGAGTTTCCACTCAGATAGAAGCCAATACCTGGTTGGCCTACAGCATGTCCACCAATTTCTACAGGATCTGTTACAGTCCAAATTTGTGTACCATTTCTCCAGACAGTTATCGTCTGACCAACTATTCTGGCTTTTAAAATATCACCATTCTGAATTGTTACACCAGATAAACCTGTTCCACTTCCATTTCCTGTTATATCAGGAAGATAGAAATCTTGACTAGCCCATGTACCATCCCAGCGCATAATTTGAAATGCGCCAGTACTAAATCCGAAGAGTATTTCATAACTCTTAACGATATCAGTAACAGGATCATCAGACATTCTTAAATGAATTTCAATCTCATGATTTGTTTCTGATGGACTTCCTCTATATACTTCTATTTCAACTTCATGATCATTAGCAAAACCATCTAGATACGCATAACTATCATCGTACTGAATAGCGCCAGACTGAGTCCCATAGGCTGTACCATTAGCTGTTCTTACATTAGTAAAACTAGCTGCTTGAGGATTATGCCATCTACTGTCTTCAGAAATTGGATTTTGTGTTAGGTCAAAATATGTAGTATAAAATCGTTTATTAGGATATGTATCAACATGCAAAGTTGGTCTCTCTGCACCTACCCATATAGGATGATGATTATTACCACTTTTATCAGAGATATCTCCTACAGTCCAGTTCATATTTAGATACCAAAGATTTGAGATGCCTAAGGATGAGCATCTGGCAAGAACTTCAGCATCTGTTTCTAATGCACTTAAATACAGAATTTGAGCTTCTGTAAGAACACCTTCATAGACTTGCCAACCACGAATGATAGCATTCTGCTCTTCCCATCTAGCATAATGACCCCAAGACCCTCCACTACCATCGTCAGGAGCTTGTCCTACCATAAGTGCAGGACTAGGTGGTGTAGTTGCAGCGGCATTGATTTGTTTAGTTATAGTATAATATGGATCTACCAAGGGGAGATCAATATAAAATTTATACTCATATGTAGTACCACTAACAAGCCTTGCAATACAAGCTTGATTGTACCACCTATTAACTTCTGCATAAGGTTCACTATTAGCTACATCGTCGCGGTCATAATAATCAGTGGCAGCTACTGATATTTCCCACTTACCATCTCCAGTATTTGCTGGAATAGGGTATGGATGGAATCCGTAAAAGGATCTATCATAGCCAGCCCCATATTCAAATAAACCATTATTACCCCAGAAAAATGTAGTATAATAACGTTCAGTAGAAGGAGATGTAACTTGTTGTCTTTGGTATATCTTAAGTAAGTATGTAGCTGGATGCATATTAGGAGGCGTTGACCAAAGTATTTGGCGTCGTCCTGGAGCAGTACCATCCCAATCAAGCCCAGTTTTTGCTGAAGGGATAACCCCAGCATTTGTATAGCCTCTACCGCCTCTTGCTCTACGCATAGAGCACCTTAATTAGGAGATATTAGACGGAATTGATGGCAAGTAATTCCATTACCAGCGTTAGACACGCTAAACTGTGCAGTTAAATCTACAATCTGAGCTGATGTAGAATCAAAGCCAGTACCTACAGCAGGTGTACCAACAGGCACAAGAAGACAAGTATTTCCACCAGCAGTAGGCAATGGTGCACCTACAAGGGCTTCAGATTGAAGTCTACCAATAGTAAACAGAGTAGCTGTAGTTCCGGAACCAACTGCGCGAGCTGTTAAAGTAGCTCTTAATTGCCATGGGACTGTTGTCTTAGCAACAACATTAAGATTAATAGCACCACTATCAAATACAGCAACAGAACCAAATTTAAGTCTAATCGTTAATGTACCTGGTGTTGTAACAATGCAAGATAATCTACCAGAGGCCTCTAATAATAGCTCATCACCAGGCCTATTGAAATAACCAGCTTCAAGAATCCATTTAGCATAAGCAGGAAGTATAGTTGTCTCAGAAGTACTAGTATTTACAGCTGTCCCATCAGTGTTTGTTTCAATTAATTGTCCAAACCATCTATTTTGCATAATTCTTTCTCTCGGAGTTAAAATGCGAACGTGATATTTAAGCTAGTGACTGTACCTGACTTTGCAGATGTAGTTAGCCAGACCCAAGTATTAGCAGCGATACTAGCATTCGCAAGTGTAGCATTAGCTCCTGTAGTTGTATTTGTAACAACTTCTGCATTTACATTTACTGTGGGGCTTCCAGCACTTCTGTCAGATGCGCTCTTGATAGAATAGGTGATGCTGGGCGAAGATCCCTTAACAACAGCTCTAACGGATAACACTGTAAGAGCTTTAGTTGTATAGAACAGAGTTATATCTTCATCATAACTCGGATTTTCAATGGTAACTGATCTAGTTTCCACTTTACTAGTGGCAAGCTTATCCATGTTACCATCTATCTCTGCATTTGTCAAAGGAGAGCCCTTACCTGAACGTGTAACTAGGGCATCCATTAAAGCTCCTTAAATATTAAGAAGCCGTTAACTGGAGTTTCCAAGTAATATCTAAGGAGTCGTTTGCGCCCTTGTTTATCACACTGAAAATAACTCGAGATAGCATTGTACCAGCCGTAGATGCATTAAAGATGCCTGCTTCCACCAATGCACCAGTAGCGTTTCCTGAGGCAAAAGTGGCCAGAAATTGTACGGTGTCATTTGTCACAGTCGTTGTAACTTGAGTAGGCGAACCTACAGATGCTCTCGTACCAACTTCTGCAAGAAGAGCTGTTTGAGCTGTCGCAGGGGCTGTATTAGTAGTACCAACACCAATGTGAGACATAACAGTAGCAGAGGCAGCTAACATTCTGGACGTAATAAAGCCCAGACCTCCCGTAACTACTAGGTTGTCAACGGTTTGTTCTTGCTTAATCTTGCCATCAGGCCCGCGAAGAACAGCAGTAACAACACCCTTGATAAAAAACTTTTCTTTCATGTTAACCCTTAAATGTTATAGATAGTACCTACGTAGCCTGGCTCAACATAATCACTAGCAAAATAATCTTGCTGGTATATAGTAAGGGAGTCGGATAAGCCTGATGTGTCTGTTGGATTAGCAGTGTATTCACTACCGCCTACATCTAATTGAGATGCAAAGTCATCAACAACATTAATAACGTCAGAGAGTACCAGTTTTACTGTCTTAGCAACTACTTCTGTTATTACTGCAGACTCTACTACTGGATGACCAACTGTGAATGCAACAAATTCAACTATACTACTTATTTCTGTAGTCACTCTCTTAGCATAAAATGAAATTACATCTGCTAAGGTAGACGTCTCAGGATAATTTAAAGCTAGTCCTGAATATAAGAATGGGGAGAAAGTATCCTGAAGATTAACAACCTCAGTTACAAGAATACTTATATTCTTAGCGATAGTTTCAATTATACCAATGGCTTCGCTATGTACTGTAGTCGGCTTTAATGAAATATTCTCAGAGATATTTACAGGGTCTGCCTTTGATATAGCTACTGCCATCTCTAAGAATTCTACAAAGGCAGGTGTTTCTACAATACCTTGACCTATATCAAAGTTAAATGTCTCTATAAACGATAGAACATCTATTGGCCCTAATCCAGGTTTTAATAATATTGTTTCAGATATAGATACTAATTCTGAGAATGGTTTTCCTGGCTTCATAGCCACTATATCTATAACACTAAAAGCCTCTGGATCTAATGGTTTAGTAACATCAAAAGCGAGTATATCCAATAGACCGGCTGTTTCAGGTATTTCTTTAGAGCCATCTGAAGATAACCCAGCAGAGAATGTGTCAGCAATGTTAAGAGATTCTGATATCGACTTATAAAATGCAAACGATAAAGAATCTTGTAGGGAAGGTCCTTCTAGGATACCTTTATTTGGCTTTAGTAGAATACTATCTGAAATCCCGCATGATTCACTAAAGCTCTTTAGAGGTCTTAACGAAATGATGTCTGAAATACCAGTGGGGTCAGTGATGGTTCTATAAAATTCCACCTGGAATGCTATCGATTCTGTAATCGAAACATTCTCCAAATTACCCTTGTTAACAGTAAAGATATATGACTCAACAATACTAAAAGAATCTGAGAATGCCTTCCCTACATTTAATGATAATAAATCCTGAATAGCTGCATTATTGGCTATTGCTGATTTGGCATAAAAATTTATGCTATCTACAGTGCCTAATGCCTCATTCATATACGTACCATTAACCCGCAGAAGGATATCTGGTAGATCTTGAATACCTACTTGGTCAAATAATTGCACATGAATATATTTATAGAGAACATCTGTCATTCCCTGAACATCATGGATGAATTTGAACAGGGCTGGATCAGGGTCTCTTTTAGTCTCATTCTTAATCTCTACTTTAGTGGTATGCTCATCTGGTTTTGGAGACTGACCGCTATATCTTATCTTGGTGAGTATCTTCTTAAATATGGTTGACATCAGGCCTCCTAAACTACAGCTTCAGTAGGACTGAATAGTAACTCTACCATACCTCTGATGGGCTTCCAAGTTCTCGAAAAGACAGCATCAGGTGGTTCCGTTACTCTTAATTCAAAGAAGCCATATACGGACCAATCAACTCCTGGTTGTACAGTCCATGTAGCACCAAGATCTGATAAGAATTGGATGTATACAGTATTAGGAGAATGGACATCCCATAAAGTATCTTCAGTAGGTATCGTTGCAGAGACCCTGGCTACTCCCGACTTCAGTTTATAATACTTGGTGCCATATAATACAAATTCTTCTCTATTATAGGCTTGAAGGGGATCCCAGGTGCCTCTATCAGTAAGAACACGAACAACTAGATTAGTATTTACGCCGCTAGGACGTACTGATACAGGCTTCTCTGTCTGACTTTGAACATTCAAGGCTTCCATTACCACTGCTTCATATTCATAACCTAGCAGTGAAGCATTATTTAAGAAGTTTAATTCGAGAGGGAATTCTAATTGTTCCCCTCGTACTAGCGACCATAGTACAGCACCAGAGTCTGTAATGAGGTCTTCTTTCAAGTCAGTAAGAATGGCTCTTGCCATCTTACCTCCGATTGCCGTTAGTATTACGTTCTAAATCTCGTTCTAAACGTCTAAAACGATCTTCTATAATCTCTTTTTCACGTCTCCATTCGGTAGCTGAAAATTTATTCTCCTGTGAGATTAATAATTCCGCTTTAACACTTATAAGACGTTCTTCCATTCTTGCAAGTCTATCTCGCAAATCTATCAATGTGACGCCAGTCCACATAAGAAGAGCTAATGTTATGCTCGTGACAAGTGTCTGTATATGTCTTTCAAAGCCACCCCTTTTTATAGGGATCTCTTCTTCGGACACCATATCTTCCTTTAGAAGCGTGTAGATCTATGAGTGAGTTTACCACCCAAGTTAACAGGAAATAAATATTCAATACCGTAACGAATACCATCAGAAAAATGTTCTATTCCTTCGGATTTGTCAATAGCTGCTGTATCTGGATTCTTATCCACCCATTTAGTACGTTCTAAAGATTGTATCGTACCTTGACACCTGGGATGTATATACATACTTACATCTCCAGCTGCTGTTTTAAGTTTTCTATTAACTGCTGCTACGGAATCTACAATAGGAGGCGATTTAGTTCGTGCCAAACATTCTATCCCTGCAGCTGTAAGAATACTAAAATCAGTACGACCAACCGGAGCACTAGACTTTCTAGAACGCCCAGTAGGGTCAGGATAGGCATAGACTTTCTGTTTAGGATACTTTGTTTTAATAGAGATAGCCAATGTCTCGGTGTCTGGATGCCCTTTGAATTCATCCAGGATATGTACCTGGCCACCTCGAATAGCAAATGCAGAAGAACATTGAAGACCAACGTTAAAATCAATATTAATATGAATGTCTTCACCTCTGTCATCCTCAGACGGTGGTCTAAAGTCCGGTAGCTCTCTGTCAACGTGAATTCTTCTATCGAAACAGTAAAACACCGTATTACCAGAGTCCTCAAATGATGCTAAGTACTCTGAAGCAAATTCAATAGGGTCAATTGTATGACGAATGCGTTCAATTTCTGCCGGATCTAAGAATGGAGATGTCTTATAATCATAATGATATGATCTCCAGAGATTATCTATTTCTCTGAAGTTAAACATATCATAAAGAAAATTAAATCCCTTAGGCGTACTTATAATCAATGATCGTCCGGCTGAAGGTGCACCATAAAAAGCAGCACGTTTTTCAGACCATCGAGTTATAATTGTAGGCTGTATAATACCCTCCCAAGCTTCCTTAGGAGTTAAACCTCGTTGCCAAGATGATAGCTCATCACCTACAACAAAATAAGCGCCTTTACCACGCATACGTTCGACAGCCTCATAAGAGACTAATCGTAATTCAACATTCTTAGGAAACAGGAATCTACCATGCTCTCTTGACGATTTAAGCACATAATGTTCCATTCCTAATTCGTACATAAGTAATGGATAGTAGATGTCTGTTACCTGATCGTATGTAGGAGCTATTATATAAACATTTTTGTTAGGTACTGTATGATTTAACTCTAGTAATTCCCATACAGCTTTAATTGCAGCTGTAGCAGCAAGGTATGATTTACCCCAACCACGAGAACAAACAACTACAAAGAACCTACCAAGCTTTTTTATAAATAAGTCTTCAAATACATCAGATTGTCCTGGATGGAGTCTTATTGTCATTCTTTAGCAGGCTCCGCTTCGAAGACACCATTCCTAGATGTCAATTCAATTGTAAGAGGTGATATGGGCGTTTCAAGGCCAGAAGATGCTTCAGGAACACGACCATAGCCATAACGCATAAGAGACTCATTCACCTTAATCATTTGTTCATAGCAACGCATATGTACATCAGGGCTGTATCTATTTTTAGGCGCTTTAACTCTCTTACCATTTTCATCTAAGGCTATTACTTCAGGAGCATCTCTTAAATCTTCTTGGCGTTTTAATTCTGCCTCTAGCTTCCAGTATGCCTTTACAAGTTTAAGAATTGGATCATGCTTTAATTGATTTAATCTTTGCTGCGATCTAGTAGATCCTGATTGATATGTCTTAAAGAGTCTAACGCCAGTATTGTTAGGAGGCACTGGCATGACATTATCAGGAGGCACAGATAAACTAGCAGCGTTTAAAGGCATAGAACTAACGCCAGGAGTTTTCCCATCTTCCATATCTATATCAACGGCCTTCAAGAGCCGTCCTCAGTAACTTCTTGAAAAATATCGAGTTTCGCATCTCGACACGCGCTAAATAAAGAAGGATATACTTAATGATATCTTTATTAATATCTTTAAGTATATCCTAATTATTAATTGTTAATTTTTAAGATATCATTAAAGATATCTTTTAAAAACAATAAAAGAAACCACCTTGGGTTAATTCAACGGGGTCTCTTTGATTATTCTTTCGAAAAATTTTTAAGTAATAAATCTTTGCTTATTTTATTACTTAACAATCTTTAATATTATTATTCTTATCTATTACTCTCTTATAAAGGTATATATCTCTTATTACTTATTACTACCTACCCGTCCTAGGGGTCATTAAGGGTTATCTTAAGGGATATAGGGGGGAGCGTCCCTAGGATAATTTAACGGGGTCTCTGCACTTATTTGTATAATTAATTTTGTTTAATGAGTTATATTAGATAGTTCGAAATGTTAGAAGAAAAAAAAAAAAATAAGATGTCCCGCACGTACACCACAAACACCCTTATAGGGATGTCTATGATGTACGTGCAGGATAATTGTTAACTGTGTGTCTAGGGAAGCTATCTGTATAGCTACTGTATGCGCCAATAATTATAATAATGAAGCAACTTATGATTGCTGCTATTATAAGTATCAGCATTATAATCCTGAATTTCTTTTCTCGTTTCATGCAAAACTTATTACTACCAAAATTAAAATAATTCCAAAAGCCGCCCAGAATTTCTCGCTCCTTGTTTCTTGTTTCATAAAGCTCTCTCAGATTCTAGTATAGAGCCTATTTCTGTAACTTTCAAGGATAAATACATGATTGTTCTAACAGCTCTTTGAATCGTTTGTGTATCTTCTAATTTAGAGCGTTTTTGAAGTGCTACTAAATCATTAATAATTTCTTTATCAAAATTCTTTAGAACGTTGTTCATTATGCTTCCTTCTCCAAT